AAGGACCACAACGGAAGGCGGCTCTGGCAATGCCTCAGAGGCTCTCGGAGATGGGGACGGCGGCTTGTTAGTGATCACTAACGACGATGCCGATAACGACAACGATTTCCTGCAGCTGACTAAAGAAGGCTTCAAATACGAGGCCGGGAAACAGCTGGCTTTTCACGCACGCTTCAAGACCTCAGACGCTGATGCCTCTGACGTGGTCATGGGACTGCAAATCACAGACACCAGCCCCTTGGATGTCACGGATGGCATTTTCTTTCTGCTGACCGATGGCTCTACCACGCTGACTTTTATCGTTGAAAAGGACGGCACTCAAAGCACTCTGGATCTACCTGCTGTCATGGCCGATGATACCTTTATGACCGTGGGCTTTATGTACGATCCCAAGGATCAGAAGTTTCACGTCTACCAGAACAACGCTGAAGTTGGCACTGTGGCGTCCACCAACGCGCCAGACGATGAGGAGTTGACGGTTTCTTTCGGTATCCAGAACGGCGCAGCGGCTGCAAAGGTACTCACGGTCGATTACATCACAGCGATGAAAGAGCGCACTGCCAACACTGAGCTCTAATCAAGGGGGTCCAAAATGGCAGACGCTGTCACATCTCAAACGATACAGGACGGTGAGCGTAAAGCCGTCTTGAAATTTACCAACGCCAGTGATGGCACCGGCGAGTCCGCTGTCAAAAAGGTGGATGTATCTGCTTTGGAGAGCAACACTCGCGGAGAGGCTTGTACCGCTGTCACTATCAACAAGATCTGGTGGCAGTGCACTGGCATGTCCGTAAAAATTGAGTTTGATGCAACAAGCAATGTTCTGGCAATTGGCCTGTCCGAAAACTCAAACGGTCACCATGATTACTCCAACTTTTCTGGCATCCCAAATAACGCGGGCTCTGGAAAGACCGGAGACTTAGATTTTACAACCGTGGGCCACTCGAGTGGTGATAGTTACATGATCATTCTTGAATTGATCAAAAGCTATGGCTGATGTTAAAGACGTTAAACGCACTAAGGGGGGATCGCTCGTTTATCGAGGCGAGCGCTTCCCTGGTTATAACAAGCAAGTACGGACACCTGGGGGAAACAAAAAGTTTAAGGTTCTCGCAAAGAAAGGGGACCAGGTCAAAATTGTGAGATATGGCGATCCCAACATGACGATCAAAAAAGATCAGCCAGGGCGCCGTAAGAATTTTCGAGCCCGTCACAACTGTGACGCGGTAGAGAAGAAGAAAGATGTTTTCGCGGCCAGCTACTGGTCTTGCAAGAATTGGTAACAGGAGAAGCCTGTGGGAAAAGTTGAAAAATTGTTTGAGCAATATGCAATGCCTACAAGCGAGCCGCCCCCTACGGGCGTGCATTTAGGACAAATACCTCACTCAAGTGGCCCAGGCCCTTTTAATCCGATGGGCGGAGGTAATATGCCGTCAGGGGGCGTAGGCAGCTTGATGGACATGATTATGGCGATGAGGCGAGCAAGACAAAGACAACGAATCGCTGATCAGCGCGACATGCGGCTTCCGCCACCACGGATGCAAGCAGGGGGCACTGTAACGCAAGAGTCCTTATTTGGGCCAAATGCTTCTGCGGTAATGAAGGAAGCGATGCGCGAGTATGGCGGAATGCGGAGTCCTTATGAGGGTTTTGCAGAGTATTTCAGCCGCCCAGTATTTGCTCGCTCTACGCCTCAAACGGAGCCCCCCGCCCCCACCGTCTCTGACACTAGCCCTCCTGTCGCAGACCCCCCGCCCACCCCAGCATTAGGTGCAGACGATCCACGTCAAGATCTTGATGCGCGGATTGCTCAGCTTATGAATCCCGCAAATCAGGGACTCACTAGGGAGCAGGCCCTATATAACCAGCTCAAATCGATTGGCAAGGGCTATGATCTCAATAACGATGGCGTTGTAACAAACGCTGAGTTTCAGATGTCAATGACTCCAGAGTTCACTGGCGTAGATTCACGGATTCAAGAGCTCATGGATAGCGGGATGACTCGGCTCGAAGCTTTGGCCAAACAGAGCTATGGCATACAGCAAGGTTTCGATCTGAATAATGACGGCATGGTCACTAACGCTGAATACGCTGAATTTATGAGGAATCAGCCGGCGCCTACTGCCCCCGCTCCAGAGACAGCTTCCGTGGAAGATGTAGCTGCAGACGCACCGCCGGCGCTGCCAGATAGCGTGCAAATTGCAATTGATAGTTTGCGCGAGCAAGGAATACCGGGCATCTTTGGCGGCAACTTCGATCTCGCGGCATTGCAGAAGCAGATCGCAGAATACCTGGAGTCTATTGGATACCAAGCGCCTCAGCCGACTGCTCAGCCACAGCCTACTATGCCAGTGCCTGGGAGAACAATTGTAGACCGTGTCCAAACCCCGATGGTTATAAGGTAGTCATGGCAAGGCGCAAGTTTGCTCCGGTCCCTAAAAACCGCAGCGGTACGCCGCTCAAATACCTTGAGGGTTTAAGCACGGCAAAAAAAGCTAAGGAGGGCACCTTGACTAAGGCAGAAATGGATAGAATCTCAAAAGAACGCGCAGCGCGAGGAATGAAGAAAGGTGGCTCAGCGAAAAAGGGTGGCGGCGGCACACCGGCGTGCGTTAAAAAACATGCGAAAAGTAGCGGCAAATCAGTTTCTACACTCAATAAGGTTTACAAGCGCGGTCTTGGGGCTTATTACAGTGGCGGCTCTCGTAACGTCCCCGCCAGCGCATGGGCCTGCGGTAGAGTCCGCTCCTTTGCCACTGGAAAGGGCGGTGCGCGTAAGGCTGACGCTGACCTTCTGAAAAAGAAAGCGGGAGGCAGCGTGGAGTTCGATGCTAAGAAATCTGACCTCAATAAAGACGGTAAGATCAGTAAGTACGAGCGAAAGCGTGGCGAGGCGATCGCCCGTAACATGCGTAACGGTGGGATGGTAGAGCTCCAGGCTCGAGGCTGCGGCGCCATGATGAATGCCAAACGAAAGACCACCCGGGTTCCTAAATAACTGGAGATTTTCACCATGAAGATGAAAGCAAAAGGCATGAAGAAAGGCGGTGCGTCAAAAGGGCCGGCAAAAAAAATCACAATGAAAAAAACCGTTGTTGACGTGACTGCCCTCCCAGAGGCTGAGCGTAAAAAAATGGAAAAAATGTTACGCAGTATGACCGGGGCTGCAATGACCAAGAAAGAATTAGAGCAAGCCGTAAAAAATATGGGTTCTGGGATTACTAAAGACATAGATAGCTCTCTTAGCAAAGAGGACTCAAAGAAGTTGAGGGACCGAATGAAAAAGGCTCAAACAAAAAAGAAAGGCGGTGCCATGAAGACAAAAGGCATGAAGAAAGGCGGCGCCATGAAGTCCAAAGGTTACGCTAAAGGCGGTGCTTTAACAAAAGAAGAGGCGCGGTCTTTGCGTAAAAAATCAGGCGCCGCTGTGACAAAAAAAGAGATTGATGAGATGAAAATCCGCAAAAAAACAGGCGCTGCCACCACCAAAAAAGAACTAGATAAAATGAAAAAAACCTCGGGTAAAAAACGAGGCGGCGCCATGAAAGCCAAGGGCATGGCCAAGGGCGGCATGATGAAAACTAAAGGCATGGCCAAGGGCGGCATGATGAAGTCCAAGGGCATGGCCAAAGGCGGCGCTATGAAAACCAAGGGCGGCAACAAGGGCGGCGTCAAGCGTAATATGCGGCCACCCTCAAGCAAAAAGAGCGGCCTATACGGGAGATAGATGGCATATTTGCAAAGTAACGTACCTCATTTCAAATGTTGGGTACGCAGGGAATACACGCATAACCATCAAAAGTATCACGGCGAGTTTATCCACGCGATGGCGATCGCCGTGACTACGATGCCTACACGGTGCTTGAGTTTTCAGCTGATATTCACCGGCGCTGAGACTTATGACGATGATGATGAGCCCAACGTACATGGCGGCGCCATGTGGGCTCGTATGCCGATTACCGCCTTAGTGGGCGACACCGCTTTAGAAGAGTGGCCTGAGCCAATGCCTGTATGGGCAGCACAGCCATGGGACTGCAGCTCCCACCATCATGCCGTATATGTGCTCGACAGGGCGACACCGTGTCCTTGGCTGGCGATTATTGACGGAGAGACTTATCCCGCGAAATACTATTTTACGGTGGATTACTCTGAGAATGAGATCGCGGACGATCCGGCGCAGCACAAGCAAAGTCATGTGCTAGAACTGTTAGACGCTGGGTCGTGGACGGGGAATATTGTGGCGCTGCCCAACAATCGCGTGAGGGTGACACACCCCGCCTGGTTTGAAACAGGAGAGGGGGCGCCAGACTTCCGGCCATCTCAACATATCCATTACAGCAAAAGTGACTTAGACTACACTCTTGATGTCCAGCAGATTTTCAACAATCTGTACGCGGAGAGAGAGGATGGCGACTAGCGGCTCCAAAGACTTTGAACTTGACGTTGCGGATTATATAGAGGAAGCGTTTGAGCGTTGCGGACTTGAGCTCCGCACGGGTTATGAGCTCAAGACAGCGCAACGATCTCTAAATTTGATGCTCGCAGAGTGGGCCAATCGCGGTCTAAATCAGTGGACAATCAAGCAAAAAGAGATATCGGCTGTAAAAGACCAGGTGACTTACACCGTTGACCCAACAACTCCCACGTCGATCATCGACGTTTTAGACGTTTTTGTGCGGGAAACCGTCTCCGGTACGACCACAGATGTGCCGCTAAGTAAGCTGAGCAGGGCTGAGTACGCCCATTTGGCTACCAAAACAAGCACAGGCAAGCCAAACCAGTACTTTATAGATAAGCAGATCAGCCCAACTATTACGATCTGGCCGGCTCCTGACAAAAGCTCCACCTACGAAATTTACCTCAATGTATTGACCAGAATGGATGACGCCGATGGGGGCGTAGACACCCTTGAGGTGCCATTCAGGTTTTATCCATGCCTTGCAGCCGGCTTGGCCTATTACATCGCATTGAAGCGGGCCCCAGAGAAGGTGCCGCTGCTGAAGCAGCTGTATGAAGAGGAGTTTGAGAGGGCGTTGTCGCAAGATCAAAGCAGGGCAAGTTTCAAGGTCGCCCCTGATTTGACCATTTACAGGATTGCGTAGTGACCCTGGCTGCCGGCAAAAATGCTTATGGTATCTGCGATATCACGGGCTTCCGTTACAAACTCAAAGATATGCGGAAGACATGGGACGGCCTGCTAGTTGGGCCAGATCAATGGTCTCCAAAGCATCCGCAACTTGATAGAAGACCCTTTCCTGCTGACCCCCAGGCCGTGAGAAATGCGAGAATCGACCCCTCATCTGATGGTAATGATGGGAACTTCTTCATGGTTTATACAAATGTAGACAAAGGCATATTAGGAACAGAGCTCACGCCATTTTCGATTACCTCTGGCGTTGGCTCTGTGACGGTGACAATCACATGAGTTTTACCTTAACGACACTCAAAACTGCGGTCAAAGACTATCTCCAGGTCGATGAGACCACCTTCAACAACAACCTGAACCGCTTTATCCAAGAGAGCGAAAGCCGCATATTCAAGCTTGTGCAGTTGCCAGAGCAGCGGCAGAACGTGACGGGTAATTTGACCGCAAGCGTAAGGTTTTTGGCTACGCCCTCTGATTTTTTTGCACCATTTTCCTTGGCTGTTATTTCCAGCAATGTCTATCACTATCTGGATTACAAGCATCCAAGCTTTATCAAACAGTTTGCCCCGAGTACGGCCACCACTGGGAGGCCGCGGTACTACAGTCTTTTTGACAACACCGCCTTTGAATTGGCTCCTGTCCCTGACACGGGCTATGAAATCGAATTGCATTACTTATTTAAGCCGCCGTCTCTCACGGTCGGCACAGAATCAGGGACAACGCTTCTATCCACAGATCATCCAGATCCGTTGCTCTACGGAACCCTGGTAGAGGCGGCGGTGTTCTTGAAGGAGCCGCCTGATGTTATTGCTAACTTTGAGGCACGGTTCCGTGAAGGTGTAGCGCGAATGAAAAATGTAAGTGAGGGGCGCGCTACAAGAGATGAGTACAGATATGATCTTTTGAGAACAGGGGTTAGTTAATGTCACAAATCAGGGAGTTGGAGGGCAAGAAAATTGCCATCCTGGGGCTGGGCGCCTCACAGATAGATTACGTCATAGGGGTAGAAAATTCGGCAAAGTGGGATGAGGTGTGGTGTATCAATGCCTCGTTGGCAGTTTTCGATTGCGACCGCGTATTTATGATGGACCCTGCATCCCGCTATCTCGATACTGAGGACGCAGGCAATCAAACGGATATTATGCGTGAGCTCCTCCCGTCAGTGGAGGTGCCAATTTACTCTTGTGAGCTAGATGAAAGAGTGCCGGCGATTGTTGAGTATCCGATTGCAGAGGTCATAGAAGACCAAAAATGTGCATATCTCAACAATACTGTGGCTTACGCCATCGCGTTTGGCTTATATAACAAAGTCGCCCATATGGACTTGTTTGGGATGGACTTTAGTTATAAGCACAATCTGCACTTTGCGGAGGCTGGCCGCGGTTGTGTGGAGTTTTGGGTGTCACGATGTATTAGCCAGGGCGTCTCAATCGGTGCT